GGCTTGCGCCCGGGTTGATCCCTCGCAGCTGCTGCCTACACAGGCAACCACTTGCCGGCTAGCCGGCGTCCACTCCCTATATGCCCAATTGACTTGGAGCACCGCGGATTTTAAGCCGCCTCACCCTCTCTTTCGGACCTTGAGAAGGTCCCCCTACCCTGTCAAGGGTGGCCGCGCACACCCGCAATCGCAGGTGGCCCTCCACGGGCAGAACGCGATCTCTTGCGGAGGAGAGATCCTCAATGGTCGCCCTTATCAGGGAAGAGGTCCATAGGGACCGTCCGTCGACACACGACACACCGCAGAAAACCTTCGCTAAGACCAGGGGTCAAAGGGTTTCACCAAGAGAAGAACACCGTCTTCCACCAAACAAACGGGACCAGGGCTGCAGGACAGCCGAGACTCCGCAAGGACGACCTCGCCACGCGGACGAGGAGCGACAACCGGGGTACGTACTCCGAACGAAAGTTCGCAGCCACGCCACCCACCAGCACGAGCGCGTAAAAACGCAGACGATGGTCTGACCATACAACGCTTGAAGGCATTGTAAGTCAGAGGTTGCCGTTCGGTCTGAAAGGACCGACCGCCTACCCACAGGTCCATCTGGACCTCCAACCTTTCCACGGACGTCGAATCCAGCGATAGCCGGTAACGACCGTCATCGAGCCCGGAATTGCGCGGCAGGACCGCGTAACCGCGTCGGCAGAGCCGGCGCTCGTACTTGAAAGACTCAAGTACGCCGAGATCGAACCCGAGATCGCTCGGGCGTAGACACCACCTCGAGCGAGACTTCGCAAGGACGAAGGCACGCTCCCACAACGGACCGGCAGCCCGACAAACAGCTGCCTGGTGCACGTGACCCTGGAGGTCACGTGTACCACCTCCCCTTCTGAGGTGCTTCACCTCCTTCCACCTCCCCCGTGAATCCCTGAGGAAACACGTGGAATTTATCTCTGCAACTGACCTAAAGCGGCCAGTTTTAGACTCATTGATGATCGCCCAGTCGGGGTAATCATCATTGAGAACGGGACGGGGGCTGCTTATAAGGCAGTCGTCACCGTTGATAAGAATTCCAGCTTGAGTGTCACGAGTGGCCCAACGGGCCGCCACGTACGACTGCAAGCAGAGGAGGGGGAAGGAAAGGTAAGTGCCCATCATCTGTCCGTGGGAGACCTGCTGGTCGCCTACGAACGGATAAAGGGAATCCACAGCGTCCTGGCGCACAGAACCAGGAACCTTCTCACAGCGCGACAGGATCGCGCAAAGGATTGTGTCGGCAAC